TTACGATAGTGTATCTGTTGCTTGACTGTTTTCTAATTCTTTTTTAATACTGTCAACGTCATGTTTGTTCATGTTGTCTAACAATAATTTGCTTTGAGAATATGTTGATAATCCTTCTACTTCTATCCTTAATAGTTCACAGGCTTTTTCAATCAGTTGTTCGGTTGTTTTATTTTGATTGGAAATAACTGATGAAAGTCTTGTATCTCTTAATAATTTTTTTGCAACAGATACTAAATCATGATGGTTTAACACATCAGGTAATCCTCTTAATCGTAACACTTGTTCCACTGTTGAATCATTACTGCTGTCTGACGTGTAATTGTATATTGGATTGTAATTATTTTTCCGTGAATCGTATTTAGAATAATAATCTTGCCATTCAGTACTGCCTGATGATTGTTGTATAATGTCTTTTAGTTTAGTATTTTCTGCCAGTGAAACATAACTTTGAGTGTTGACTAAACTTTTGACATATGCTCTTATGCCTCCGATGTTCGTAACTTCTTTAGTTATTTGGTCATTAACCGTTGTTCTGTTTGTTGTTAAACTTGTTCTCCAAGTTAGATATGGTTCTGATGCTAATGCGTTATCTAAATTTGTTTGTGCTGTTGATACTGCACTTGCAAATGTGTTTAAAGTTTGTTGAAAATCTGTAGAATCATCTTTAACAGAATCTATAAAATTAATTAGGTTTGTTATTGCTGTTCTGTATGCTGTATCTGTTGCCATACTTGCATTGTTAATCGATGTTAAATTATCTCTAATAGTATTCATGTTTGGTCTAATAGATAATCGTAGAGTACCAAAGTAATCATCTACACCCTTACCAATACTATCTGCTGTGTTTCCAAACAATGATGGAACTAAAGAGTCGATGGAATTTGTTAATTGCATATGTTCTAAGAACGTTCCTCTATCTCCGCTACCTACCACATTCTCATCACCTAGTTCGCCTGTTAAAATTTTATCTGTGTGTATATCTAGATCATCAAACAGTTGTCCAATGTTTAAGTAAGGTTTACTATTAATTGTATTTTTTAAATCTGTTTTTTGTGAAGTTGTTAGTACTGTGTTTGTACGAATTTTTTGTGCTAGTGAATACGAAAGTGTTGCGTAACCTTTGTTGGTATCGGCAATCAAAACATTCACAGCATTGTTGCTTAGGTTTGGTGACTTCTCTGCTAATGATTTTAATCCTTGTTTTACTCTAGCCATTGTTATGCTCCACCTTCGCCAAAATTACTGCCATCGTCTGGAACAAGTGATTCACTAGTGTTATCTTTTGATCCACTTCCACCATTAGCAAATACATTTGGTGATCCTTCGGCAACTGATGTACAACCTGCTATTGGATCTCCTATTCTACCTACTGGTATTCCTTCTGCAAATACATTAGGAGAACCTTTTGCGATCGGTGCCTGATGATTTAAACAGATTGGTGGTGCAGGAAACAAATGTCCTGTGTTGTTGTGTCCTTCGCATGACACTTCTATTCCGTTGCAGAACACAGTCTTAACATGGCCTTCTCTGACCATGCCTGAACAATGTGATACGTCTGCGTCTCCTACTCTTGTTATTGCTGGCATACCAATATTTATAGTAGAAAATAATGTACTATTATAATGAGAACTTGCTGAATTGTTTTTTCTTGATATCTTGCTTAATACCGCCTACGATGTACGATTCAACTTCAGTTTCTTGTGGTGCTACTTGTACACCTTTAGATGACAACCAATGTTGTGTCCATGGTAAAGGGTTTGCGTTTGCTGGTATGTCGTATATTGGATCAAAACCAATTGCTTTTAATCTTTTGTTTGCAATCCATTCTACGTATGAAGCAAGTAATCTTTCGTTCAATCCAATGATAGATCCATCTTTGAACAAATGCCTTGCCCATGCTTTTTCTTCATCAATACATTTTTTAAACATTTCAACAACTTGCTTGTCACATGACTTCATTATCTTAAGCATATCTTTATCATCACCTTTTTGCCATGCTTTGATCACGTGTGTTGTTAAGTTTAAGTGTGTTGCTTCATCTCTTGCAATCAACGATAATAGTTTTGCTGAACCTTCCATAAGTTTAAGTTCACCAAATGCAAATGTACAAGCAAATGAAACATAAAATCTTAAACCTTCTAAGATGTTTACGTTTATCATTGCAAGATATAATTGTTTCTTGACCTCAAGTATATCGCCTTTGCCTTTGACAAAATAGTCTTGTGCTAACTTACCAAATGCATCGTAATTTTGTGTAACTGATTGTGCTCTTTTAAGTATTTCATCATCATGAAGAATAGTATCAAAAACTTCTGCTGGGTTTGAGTAAACGTTTTTCATTATGTGAGTGTATGCTCTTGAGTGTATTGTTTCGAAAAAGTCCCAAGTTACAACACAACCTTCGAGTTCTGGATTAGAAACATAAGGTAAAAAATTTAAACATGGACCTCTGCCTTGCACAGAATCTAATAGTGTTTGATACTTTAAATTTGCTGTAAAAATATGTTTTTGTTCTGGTCTAAACTGTTGAAAGTCTGCTCTATCTTTTTGCAGTGATACTTCTTCTGGTCTCCAAAAATATCCTAACATTGTTTGGTTAAGTTTATCAAACTGAGGATACTTCATGTTATCGTATCTTTGTATTGCTAGATCTTCGCCAAAGAACATTGGTTGTTTCATCCAGTCTACATTATTGGTATTAAAAATTGTCTTTGTCATGGGCACCTATTTATATTGTACAGGCTTCACATTCGCCGTCATCTTCTGCGTTATTTTCATACAGATTTTCGACAGCAGGTTCTAAACCATTTACTACGTGTAAGCCATTTGCGTGAGTTTTTAAATCCATTTCTACTTCTTCGCCGGCATCTTCTTCAACTACTGCCATTAATCCTGCAGGTTGTACTTCTTCCTCTTCGCCTTTAAAGTCGTAGGTGTTTTGATAGTAAGATGTTTTCCATCCAAGTTTGTATGCTGTTAACATATCATGAGCCATTGCTGATAGTGGTACTTCATTGTTTTCAAACTTCAACGGATTGTATGACCAGTTGCCAGATATGGCTTGATCAAAATATTTCTGCATCATAGACACAATGTTAATGTATCCTTCGTTGCTCGGCATTTCCCATAACAGAGTGTAATCGTTTTTAAGTTTAGGAAAGCCAGGAACTATTTGTTTTAGTGGTCCTTTTTTAGATTTTTTAATTGATAATAATGCTCTAGGTGGTTCTATTCCATTTGTTGCGTTACTGACAACGGAAGAACTTTCTGAGGGCATCTGTGCCGATAGTGTTGAATGTCTCAATCCATGTTTTGCAATATCTTTTCTTAGACTCTCCCATGCCATTCTCTGTTTGTGTGGCACGATCTCATCTACTTCTTTCTTGTAGTGATCTATTGGCAGTTGTCCATCTGCATATTTTGTTCTATCAAATTTATCACACTTGCCTTTTTCTTGTGCAAGTTCATTTGATGCTTTTAATAGATAAAATTGGAATGCTTCGGACAATCTATCTACTGATTCCCATGCCTTTTTATCGCTGTATCCATAGCCTAATTTTGCTAGATAGTGTGCTAGGCCTATATAACCCACACCCAAACTTCTCCTAGCCTTAGTGCTTATCTCTGCCGCTTTAACGGGGTAATCTTGATAGTCGATGATCTCGTCCAGTGCTCTTACACTTAGGTTACATAAGTTTTCTAACTCAGATACATCATTGATAGTACCCACATTTATTGCTGAAAGAATACATAATGCAATCTCTCCTTCGGGGTCGTGTATGTCTTGTATGGGTGTTGTAGGTAGTGTAATTTCTTGACATAAGTTTGACATAGAAACTTTGTCTTTAAACGAAGAATGAGAATTACAGTGATCAATATTCATTATATAGATACGTCCTGTCTCTGCTCTTTCTTTTAGTAAATCAAAGAACAAGTCTTGTGCCGGCATAGTTTTTTTAGGTATGCTGTCGTCTTTTTCATATTTTTTGTACAATGCATCAAATTTATCTGTACCAAATGCATCATATAATCCTGGTACTTGATGTGGAGAAAACAATGTAATGTCTTCCTCATTAATAAATCTTTCATAGAACAGTTTAGATAATTGTATCGAGTAATCCATTCTTCTTACTCTGTTATCTTCTGTACCTTTGTTATTTTTTAATACAAGTATGTCTTCGATCTCTTGGTGCCATATAGGAAAGTGTACTGTTGCGTTGCCTCCACGTACTCCGTTTTGTGTGCAACATCTCACAGTCGATTCGAATTTTTTTAGAAACGGAATCACTCCTGTGTGTGCTACTTCCCCACCTCTTATCTTAGAGTTGATTGCTCTGATACGTCCTGCGTTGATTCCTATACCTGCTCTTCTGGCAACATATAAACCTATTGCCATGTCACTTGAGAATATAGAAGGCAATGAATCATCACTGTCAACTAAAACGCAAGAAGCAAATTGTCTGATAGGTGTTCTTACTCCTGACATAACCGGAGTTGGGATATTAATTTTGTGTAATGAGATAGCGTCATAATATTTTTTAATATATGATAGTCTAGTTTTCTTAGGATAGTTGGCAAATAGAGTTGCCGCAATCATCATGTACATATCTTGAGGAGTTTCATACAATGTGCCTGAACTTCTATCTTGTACAAGATATTTGTCTACAACTTGTCTTAGTCCTGCGTATGTAAAATTTAAATCTCTTTCTCTTTTTATCCATGTGTTTAGTTTTTTAATTTCTGTAGATGTATAATTTTCAACAATGCCTTTGTCGTAAACACCTAGTCTAATATTTCTGACAATTAATTTTAGTAAAGGAACATATTCGTACTGTCCGTGTGCTTCTTTTCTTACATCATAAGATAAAAGTCTTGCCGCGGCGTATTGATAGTTGGGTGCATCTAAAGATATAAGATCATTTGCCGAACGCACTAAAACATTTTGTATGTCTTTGGTTGTCATGCCATCATAGAACTGTATGTTGGCATTCATTTCTATTTGTGATGCTGATACACCCGAAAGACCTTCGCAGGCTTCTTCTACAACAAAATGAATTTTGTTGATATCTAAGTTTTCATACTTGCCATCTCTTTTTAGAACTTTCAAGTTTGCGTTGTTGGCAGTATTCATTACTCTTTTGCTTTTTATTCCTGGTGTCTGTAAATTTTTTTGTGTTGTTGTTAAAGTCATATTTATCGTAATCTTCCAATCTCCATTGTATATAAAACTACGGCTTCGTTTTACATTTTTTTAATGTATTACTATTATAAAAGATTAATTTATGTTTGTCTATTGATTAATTATATTTGTATATAATAAAATGTGTACAACCTACAATTTTATTGTAAGTTAAACCAATGTCTCAACTTCAACATCCATTGTTGCCGCTGTTCCACTGTTGGTAGTAGTGTATTTTACAATAACCGTTTTGTCAAGAGATGTAGAATCGTCTCTTCCTATTACCGCTGTAAGTTCAACTCCAACGTCAGATGCACTTTCATTAAAATTGTCATCGTACTGTACACCGGCAGATGAGGCACACATAGTAAATGTACCTACTCTAAGATTTGAACCTCTTTCGATTTTGTAATTCAACACAATTGATTTTCCAAGAGAAGCAGATCCAGATGGAAATTCTAAAGTAGTAGTGGTGGCCGTTGATGTGTTGTTTGCTAACGAAATCTGTTTTACTGCCTTAACTTGTTTGCCAATTCCTTGTACTTCAGGCGCCATGTTAAGTTCTGAACTACCGTCTGTTCTTCTTAGATCAGATCTTTCAAAATAGTCTGCAATACTTTCACACTCGTCAGCATTGTAATCTACAACAGGTACTTCTCTAATTGAACCAACGCCTTCAAAGTTGTTACCTACTGTTTTTGCATACCAGTTTCCAAAACTAACAACATTTTTAATACTGCCGTTGTTCAATACACTGATTGCGTTTTGTCCAATGTTGCTCCATCTAGAATTTAAAAATTGTATATTTCTTGGTCCTGTTATTAATCCATTTGCTGAACCGTTTGTTGATTGTCCAAGTCTTGCACCGTAGTAAGCAACAGAGAAATCACAATCTCTAAATTTTACTGATGTAATATCGTGTGAGAAATCAACTAGTCTTGCATACTTTGTGAATGAGCATTGATCAAATACAACATTTGTTGATGGAAGTGCTGTTGTTGAATTGTTTGAAACCGCTTTTGAACCCGAAGCATCTGCACCACCCGATGCGTATGTTCCTTGCCATTTACAATTTCTTGCATATAAATTTGTAGTACTGTCGATTGACAATCCTACTTTTGCTGTACCTTGTTTGAAAGTAATTCCTTCTATTGAAATATTCTTTGGTGTAACTGCACTACCTGATCCAATACTTCCGTGTCCGTTGCCTGCATTGTCAACTGTGACTGCTAGGTTATCACCTGAACCAGTTCTGTATAATATTGTTTTGTCTTGTCCTTCACCAACTAAATGTGCGTAAGGTGGAATTTTTATTTCAGCAGTGATGTTGTATTGTCCTGCAGGAAAAAATAAAACTCTTCTTGCTCTTGGATCTGTTTTATCAGTGTTTCTGTAAAGTTTTTCTAATGCTTTGTTAATTGCAGATGCATCGTCTGTTGATCCATCTCCTTTTGCATTAAAGTCTTTTACTGAAACTCTTTCGTCTAATTTTGTTTGTAATGTTCTTTGTGTTGCATCACCTGATATTCCAGGATCGCCTAAGTAACCGTGATATAGATATTTTAATGCGGCACCAAATGCAGATGAACCTGTTGTAACAATCTCTGTGTTTCCTATTGCAGGTGCTCCGTCTGCCAGTGTACCGTTACCTATGTATAATTTTTGATCATCTATTACCCAACCTAATTCGCCGGCCGCTAACTGTGGCAGATCCGTTGATTTTCCACGTCTGTGTTGTATTCTAGATATCTGTACTATTGGCATATAAATTCCTTTGTAACGTTATTTATTAAAGGATTGCCTTGTAGTATTGTTCCAATTTAGCATACCACTGGCCAACCCAATGGTCGTAGTTGTCGATTTCAAATGTTTGATATTCGTTAGCCTGTGTGCATATAAAAATTTTACCTGTACGTATTTTAGTACCATATTGAATGTTATGTGCTTCGGAGTATGCACACAGTTGAAGGAAGTAATCTTCAACCCATTCTTTTTTCTTTAGTCTACGTGCTTGTTTGAAATCCATTATAGCAGGTTCACCTTTAAACACACCAACAAGGTCTGTCGTTCCTGCATATAATTCAGGATAATAAAGATTAACTTCTGATCCCCAAACTTCTGATACATCTGTCAGTCCATTATCTATAATAACATTGGCCATTGTGTGTGCTTTTTGTTGTATTAGATTTGATCCTGGAGTACGATCCTCACCTTTTACGTGTTTCTCTAAACTCCTGTGCATCACAGTTCCAATGTTTGCTGATTCTGTTGTGATCTGTTGTGCTTTTTGTACGCCAATTCTTTTACGCCATGCGTGTAGATGAGTCATGTCCTTGGTTGCTGACAGAACTGTTGTTACTGATGGAACAACTCTACCATCTGGTGTTTCGTAATGTCTTTTTTTATCTCGTGTCGTTCTTGCAATCTCTCCATATGGAAATTTCTGTACGTAACGAATTCCTCGAGATTTCAATACATCATTAGGTATCATCATTTACTCAGTATAGTAGGTTATTTAAAATTATGCAAGTGTTTTGTAGATATTATTATTTTCTTCTATTCATGGCAGATTTTGCCATCTGCTTAACTTTGTCTGTAGAACCTTGGTTATCAAAATCCATCTGAGGATCATCTTCTGCATCTTTTTCTGTTTTAATAACTATTTTTTCTCTGTCAAAATCTTTTACTACTTGTTTTAGAGAGTCTCCTTGATCATACATCTGTTTGAATAGATCATAATTGAAAGTTGGAAAGCCTGTATTTTTCATAATGCTTGTTACAGCATCAAAACTTATTTGTGATGATTGATCTTTTTCGTCTGCTTCTCCTCTTAATTGATTAAGAGTGTTCATTAATGCACTTTCAAGTTCTTTATTGGAATTTTGAAATTCAAGGAATCTCATCAGGTTTACTTTCCTGCTAGTTTACTATACAGTCTGCTTGACGATTCGAATACTTCTTTGGATTCTCTTTGTTCTCTGCCTTCAGGCTCTGTTCCACCTGCTTCTGCATCAGTGGCTCCAAACTCATCTGATACTTCATCTTCTGGACCTTCTAAATCATCTAATCCTGTTTCAGCATCAGTGTTCATAGTATCGTCATTGCCCATTGGTTCTGACATAGTTTCTTCGCCTGTTAATATTCTAACACCGTTGTCTAGTTCTTGTCTTGTTGTACCAAGTGTTGCTTCTGCTTGTTCAATAGCAGGTTGAATTTTTTGTAAGAAAGCATCTGCCTTTTCTGCTCCCATTTCATCTCTGATTCTATCAGCAAGTTCTAACATACCTTCTGTTTTCATTGATGCTAAATCTTCTAAGAATGACGTAACTTTATCCATCATGTCCTTAGCCGCTAAAATTAATTCTGATTGTTCTTCTACGCCTTCTTTAACTTCTTTACTTGCCATAAGTTTTGCCGCCGCTGATCTTTCATCTGGACTTAATGCTTGTCCTTTTTTAAGTTTTTGTTTAATTGGATCAGTTGCTTTTTGTATGATTGGATTGTCATCACCATATTCTTTAATTCCCATTCCTTTATACTCATATTCTCTAATTGCTTGGTTAACAATATCAAGCATCATTTGACTTTTTTGGTAGTCATGATTTTTTAGTTCTTGACCGAAATGCTCGTTTTGAGTAATATTGTGAATTTTAGTTCTAACTTTGTTTGCAGTATCTTCTAGTTCTTCTTTTGTAAATTTGCTCAAGTCCATTGTTTGATTGAATCTTGATTCAAACTGCGTTAAAAGTGATTCAGTAGTAATCGGTTTTGTAAGTTCGTTGCTGTGCATATGATATATTTATGAAGTAAAACTACATTATGTAGAAAAGGTATCTGCGAATATGTCCATTATTTTCTGCTTGTATTGGTCTGCAAGGCGGTTTGCGTCTTCAAATTTCTGTGTTTGTATCTCCATTCCCACTTCGTTCTTTTCTTTTTTAGCCATTTTAAACATTCTTCTAGAGTTAGTAATAGCAAATAGATGTGATGAAAATTGCTCGTCTAACTTTAACACCTGTGTTGGTTCACCCTTGCCATCTGCTAGATTGTGTGCGACTAATATGGCTGTTTGTTTTAGATGTATGTCATCATACATTATAGTTGCTTTAACCATGTCAGCAATTACATAGATGTATCGAGTACCATCAGAACGTTTAGGTACAATGGCAATATTGCCTATCAATATTCCTTTGGAAAACTGTTTGGGTAGATGCCTAAAAGGTCTACGTTCTTCGTCTTTTTTTGCCAAGTCGGCAAGTTTAGATTTAAGGCCGTAAGCCTCAATCTGCTTTACCAGTTCGTATCTATTTTTTATTCCCATGGTGTGATATCCGTATAGTTCTATTTACTGCATATTGAGTGTCGGTTGTAAGTTTTTTTCTTACAAGTACACTTTTGTCTGCTAGAAGTTTTGCAATTTGAACTTCTTCAACAGACAGTTCACTTTGCTTAAAATACGGTTTGCTCGAGTATTTTCTTAGGAATGATAGTTGGTCTCCTGAAATCCATACTCGCACCTTTGCGGAAATATTAATAAACATAAAATTGGTAATTTAAAGTTAGTTATACTAGCCTGGCATTTTCATAAGGATAACCACCACTGTTGATAGTAATCCTGCTATGACTGTGCCTGCTGTCGCTATAATTGTTTTAGAATGAGATTTTTGTCCTGTCTTCATATCTTCATTGATATGATTCAAGGTTGTTTCGATCGCACTTAATCTGTCGTGTAGACCTTTATATCTTTCAGCACATAGGTCAACGTGTGCTTCTAGGTTTTGTTTTTCTAATTCTGTTGTGCTCATAATTCTCAATTCCTTTTTTACATCGGTTAGATGGTTGTAGATTGCCTGGAATTGTGCCTGTGTCATTGCCTAGAATGCCTATTAATGTTGTTGTTTAGTTGCCTAAATGTGCCGTAATCAATGATATTTATCGCAGAACGTAAAATAAGAAATGTATGTCTTTTTTAATTTTCGTATTCGGATAGTACTTCGTTAACGATATCTCTGTATTGAACTTCCTCTTCGTCAGACTTTACCTTTAATACGAATGTATTTCTAGTATCGTCGTCCTGTGTTAGGAAAGCATTTTGAGGGAAAGTAGCAGTCTCTTTACAAAAGGATATAATTGGTATCAAATCTAGGTCTTTTTCTACTGCACCTGTCTGACCGTCTGTGTCAGCATATACATCGTTCTGGTCTGTGTAAAATATAAATGTCCATAGTTTGTGTTTGCCTTCATACACTTTACCAAATTTAGTATTGCCAGTCACTATGTCAGTCATCATAGGATGTTGGTCCCATGTTATGTTGGCTCTTAATTGTAGTGATTGAACAAGTGTATTAAAATTTTGTTTTTGATTCTTTGCCAGTGCCAGTGTTTCTTTGTCATGCACAAGATGGCCACTCTTTGTGGTGAACGGAAATGTTTTGTTTAGGTTTCCTGAATCTGATATGTCTACTAGGGTTTGTACACAATATATTGTCATTGTTATTACTTAACACTCAAGACAAAAGGGCAAACAATTTCTTGCCTGCCCTTCTGAATATTTTTTTTCTACTGTGATATTATAGTATGTCTGCTAGTAACGATGAAGTTACACCAGTTGAACCAATACCAAAGTCTGAAGCCGCCGTAAATGCGCCTGTACCTTGGATCACGATTTGTACATTATCAGTTGTTCCTGCTGTGAATACACCTGATTCTGTTAAACAAGAAACGCCTGCAACTGTGTGTGCATCGTTAGTTCCTGCTACGTCACCTGCCGCTAGATATCTTAATGCCGCATCTAGTTCGTCTTGAGTGATGTTTGTCTTTGCAAGGTTGATGATTCTAGTTCTTGGACCTAGACCATTACTCGCTTTTGCCGCCTTAGTTGATGTTATACCTGCCATTGTAATATCCTCCTTTTTTTCTCTGATTTACATGACTGCGTCATCGCTCCGATGACACATTGTAAGTATTTAGTAAGTTGGTTGGTAAATTCTGTGGATATATTACCGTTTTTGGTTCTTTTTTGCTCTTTCGTGTATAGATTGTAATAATCTAACGAATGCAAAGCCACCGTTGGCAATATCATCTACCATTCTCATGATAGGAACATAAGCACTGACTACATTTGCTGGAATTGACTTTCCATCTTTTGCAAGTTCAACTGCCATCTTTGCTCTTCTAATATTTGCAGGTCCTACTAGTATTCTGTAAGCATTTAATTCATCTCCGGACATTTTTTTAGTGTCTGTGCCTGTTTCAGCATCTAACACATTGTCTAGTTCAAACTTTTGTTTCTTAGAAAACTCTTCAACTTTTCTAGAAATATCCGTGCCTGGTAGTTTGGCTCTTACTGCCTGAAGTAATCTAGTAACTGTAATTTTTTTTCTTCTAGTGTCTAATGAATCAAAGTCTGCTATCGCTCTTCTTAAGTTTTTGTAGTCTCCGTTAGTGATTCCTAAGGCAGTTTCCATGGCAGTTAAAAATCCATAATCATCTTGCATCATTCTAAGATATCTTTTAACAATAAGAGTAGGTACACTCTGTCTTTGTCTTAGAGCCTGTGCGGCGTTGCTATTAGACAACTTTAATGCAATAGCAGGATCTCCGTCTACTACTGCTAACATATTGTGAAGATCGTTCGCTGAATATCTTACTTTATCAAAGCCACCGTATGTCATTGTTTCACGACCATATTGTCTTGCCCATCTAGATGTTTGTGAGAAACGTTTCAACAAAGACAAACTTAGGAAACTGATGTAGATCTTTTCACATATCTCTTGGAATGTATATCTAGATAGTTCTCCTGGACGTCTAACTACTCTACCTTCTGCTACGAATTTTAAAAATGGTGCTTTCATATCAGTATTTATTTTTTAAATTTGTTGACTGCTGTGAGGTTACGTCTTGAGAACCCTAATCTATCTACCAGTTTGACTGCATTACCCATTCTGTCAACGGCAACAAATCCTTCGGGATCGGTAACTTCTAACCCATTATCAGTTTGTGCAAATGATCCAATAGTCATTGCTTGATTCATTTTCTTCAACACAAAACCTTTCATGGTTTGTACTGCTTTGTAGAATGTCAGCATCGCTTGTAATGGTTTTCTGACTCTTGCAATAAACTGTGGCATCTGTTTCATTTTATCTTGTCTTAACGTTAGAGCCTTCTGTGCTTTCAGTCCTGCCATCTGTTGTTGCATTCTGTCTGCGTAAAACTTTTTAAATCCTAACAGGAATTGATTTATGTTGTTAGGTAATTGACCTTCTTTAACCATTGCATTGATATACATCTGAAAGTATCCTACGAAGTCATTGTTCTGTCCAAGTTGTCCTGATAGGTCTCTTGGTACGTTTGCTAATAATGATTCTAGTTTGTCTAGGCCACTCATAAACTGTGCTGTTTCATCTGCTGTAAATTTAGCAGACCCTGATACATCTTTGTAAACTGCGTTATCAAAAAATACATCTGGGTTTTTACTCAACGACTGAACATTGGCTCCACCTTTAGCATTCATGTCGGCAAGTGTCTCACCAACATAAGTTGTATGAAATATGATTCCTAGTTTTGCGGCGTCTATTTGTTTGCCTAGTTCTGATTGTTCTTCTACTGCATATGTTATTGTGTTTGGTGTAAATGTTATGTGTGGCTTACCTTTGACATTTTTTCTTGTGATATCATTGTCAGTAAACAGTAAGTCTCCTTGTAGTACTTCTCTGATATCTAATTTTTGTAAATGTACAAGACATTTCAAAAGTTTTTGTCCAAGATCATCTGTGCCGTGATTTTTTGCTATATCTTTCTTTGTGTAATTTATTTTGGCATTCTGAGCAAATACTGATTTAGTACCTACAAAAAATTTACCATTGTCTGGATTGGTACCACAAATGACAGCAGGAGCACCGTCCCATTTTACAGACACTTCCATTGACTCTGCTGATGATCCTTGTAGTGTTACTAATAGTCCACGGAAGTATTCAACAACAGACTTGCCGCCTTCGTATCCGTTTGTTACTACAAGATCTTCGATGTGTTCTAAATGTGTTCTCTTAAACTCGTTAAGGACGTCTTCTATTAACATTACTCATCCTCTTCTCTGTATTCACCCTCTTTAATGACTAACGATTCTTTTATTCTTTTTAATTCTTTTATTCTTGAAACACCATTATTGAATTTGGTTGGGTCCATTTGTTTTACCGCAGTTAAGAACTTCTTCTCTAATTTATATGCAGTTTCTTGATCAAAATTCTCTCGTATAAAACCAAATAGGTTAATAGATGAGTCAATGATGTGACTGGCTCTGCTTAACACAAGATTTTCTTTGTCCTGTGTTTTATTGACCGCTGTTAGTTCTTCTAATATACTACGAGTTTTGTTTTGCATAATGGTATTTAACTCATATTATAGCAGAATTATATTAATTGTCTATGGGTAAAACTATAAATATCTTTAATATGGGCCGTTATGACATTACTTTTATTAAAAACATCGTCAAAAAATAAAAATAAAAACCTACTACGAAACAATCCAACAATATACACTTTTAGAAATTCCTCCAATTACGATATGGGAGATGACGGCGAAGATGGCTGGGTAGTACTAGGTATCCTAGGAGCAGTAATTGGTTTGTGGTGGGGGTTTATACATTTAATAGATGCTTTTACATTCGACTTCATGGTATGGTGGGTTGAGCCGTTCACTGTATTACCTATGTTTGCTTATCTATTAATGATCGAATTCACACAACGTAAAAATCCAATACACTGGTGGCCTTTGGTTTGGGGATATAAAATTCAAATGGCCAACAATGATAGAATACCATCACATTTGATAGATGAAGAAATACTTTACAAAGAGTATGGTGGTCCTTTAAATGTTTATGTTGATGGTAACTGTATTAAATTTCGTAAACAAAAAGATGCAGTGATCTATAGTCTAACTAAAAGATACTCATAAAAAAAGGGCGATAGTTTCCTACCGCCCTAATATTGTCTCAATTATTATGCAGAGTAGTTAATTACTTTTCTACCTGATTTTTTAAGCAATGAAATAACATTTGATTTCATTGTTAATGCAGAAGCCTTAGGTGCAGTACCTAGTACTTCTACTGTAAAGTCGATACCTTTTGCAAGTAACTTGTTAGTTGCAGTTTTTCTTGCAGTACCTTTTACAGCCAAGTTTTTAAACTTGATTTTGCCACCGTGTACTTCACCATTTACTTTGTATGAAGATGCCGGCTCCGCAAATACACCAATCTGCTTCGCTCTTGTTTTGAAGTTTCTTGTGTAGATAACGTATTGTGTTGAGTTTGCCATGTTGTTTTTTCCTTTTTCATGATTAGGAAATAAAGTCTTAAACATTGTTGATAACATTTTTCCTCTTTCTTTCCTTGGTTAAAAGTTATAATCGGAATTTCAATCTCTTTTATCCTTACAACTTATAAACACATTATACACAATTATAGTCTAATGTCAACCGTATGGGCAAACTTTTTTTGGTTAGTTGTCTTTAATCTCGGGAACATGAAATAAATCAATGCCTTCGTCCAGTAATTCTTCTGCTTCGTTGTTGGTAGCACTACCATAAAAGTCTTCGTTTCTTTCACCTTTGTGTGCTTTTCTGGCCTCTTTAGCAAAGTCTTTACCAACGTTCTCAAAGTTTTTCTTAACATGATCTTCTAATTGTTTTAATAATGTTCTTGCTCTGCCACCCATTACCAACTGTTCACTGGTCTTGCTTTCAACTGTTTTCTTACTGCGTGTTTTAGATTTTGCTGTAGATTTTTTCTTAATGTTCGGAGCCATTATGTCTCTTCGTACTTTACCGTCACACATTGGACACACCAATTGTCCTGATGCTACCTGATCCTCAAAGTCTTGTATGCTAGGAAACCAGCCTTCGAACTTGTGTTTGTCATCGTCTTCACAAATAAGTTTATATTTTATGCTCATATCGTTTCATTTATATTAAATGTTATAGGCCAATGACCAAATTTTCTTGTACTCGAGTATTTAATAACTTTGATGTTGGAAACTTCTATCCTACTATTCTTTGTTGTTATAATTTTATCTATACTTCTTAAAGATTGTCTTTCTTGTATCGATGGTACGGTGTATGCTGGTATTTCTGCTAAATGATTTATCATTCCATTTCCTGTTAGGTTTATATCATAATCTATTAGTTGGTCATCTTCTACATGGAGGTCTGTGCAGAGTATTGTTCTGTCGTCTACCATGTCTAGTATTTCTTTTGCTTGTTGTTGAAAGATAAATTTGTTGACATCGTTGCCAGGATCATGAGTTTTTGACAAGTCACTTGGGTAACTTGTGAAGCCACTTATTATATTGTAATTTTTATAGCATAGTTTTTGCCAAACCTTGCATTGGTTTTCGTTTGCTCCTTCTACAAAAAAATTATAGTTGGAAAACTCAATGTCTTCTGGTGCCTTATTAAAGATAACACAGTTTCCTTTTGCCCATTCTTCTCCGTCCTTAGGACTGATGTAGTTTCTTTTATAACTGTATCTGCTTTTAATACTGCTTTTAAGATGTTCTGGATATCTATTGATCACACAAAGATCAAACTCTTGCTCGTTTATATCAAACTCAGGAGTTTTACCAGGATTAAGTTGATTGTGATTGACGTATAGGATTTTCATTTAAAGTAATTATAACATTGACTTTAAAAATTGTCTATCGTAATATATAATTACAATGCCAACTATTACAGACATATATTCTAGAGAAGACATAGAGAACAAAGATAAAAAAATACAAGAACTTGAAAGAGATATTGGCAATTTACAATTTCAAGTATCTGAATATCAGCAGATAGTCAAAGAACTATCAGATAAACTTACTGATTACTCTCGTACTAAATCACAGAACAGTGAATGATATCCATACGCAAATGTTTGTGTGTGCAGTAGGTTAGATTCTATTATTTCAAATCCGTGTGCGTTTAATAATTTACATAGTTCAGGTTGATCACTGTTGACCATCTTGTGTCTTTCATCTATGTTAAGCACTTGTAGATTAACATACTTTGATCCTAGAGGATGTTTGTATGCACCTTTGTCTTTTAAAGTTTCTACCCATATCTTTTTATAGTCTTTAAATATTTTTGGTATTGCTTCTCCAGACAATCTATCAGCATTACACAACAAAGTATTTTCATCCAGGGGCATCATATTATTACACAGTGATTCGTAATGATAAAATCTACCTGTTATTTCTACTTTGTATTCGTCACCTAGAACTTGTTGCAACCATTCAGCACCCAGTCTATTAGACCTAGCACTTGTGAAATACAATATAGTTTTGCCAAATTTTAATATGTCTGTTCCAACAAACAATGGTTCGTTGTTTCTTGCGTAAAGTTTATTATCCTTCTGTGCTATAGATCCTGCTTCTAATTTTGATCTAGGAGCAACAACGTATGCTCCACCATTCTCTTGAATGTATTTTTTTATTGGTCCATACACTTGTGATTCATAATGTTTAGATCTATAAGGGTGTGGACATTCAATTACTTTGTTACCGATAGTTACTAGTGTTTCTCTCATATTGAGAGTGTTCATTCCTGTACACACCCAGTCGTGTGTTGCAACTGCTGTCTTCCAGTTGGCTCTAGTAGGTCTAACTATCTCTATATCAAAATCTAATTTTAATCTATCAATCAATAGATATATGTTTTCGTTTACACTTTCAATAACATCTTCTGGTATCTTATAAGGAAAGTGTCCGCCTTGGTCTCCAGGATACTTCAACCAAGTTTTAAACATAGGATCTTCGATAGGCCAATTGGCACCATCTGGTCTACCAACAACTATTGACTTGAGTTTACCATATTCACTGTTAGATTGTATATTCATTGTAATAGTATTTAATGGCTCGCTATTGGCTCGCTATTAGGTCTTGAAAAAGTGAGGATTATTATGAATAGTCAGGCGTTGGTCCGCCGTACTTCTTGCCTTTGATTCTTTTGCCGGCAACTTTCTGCGTTCTTCCGCCAATCTTTTCATTACGACTGCCGGTTCTTTTCTTTTTGCCTTGTGATTTACAACTTGATACCCACGATGCAGGTAAGTCTGATGCTGGTCTAGAACAAGCACTTGCCGGAGCAGGGCCTATGTTTTCAGTGTTTAGTACTTCGTTTATCTTCATGTTGTAGATATTTAGCAACTGTTATGTTCGCAGTTGATCTTAAAAATTTGTAACAATCTGTGTATAACAATGTACTATTATTATGAAATTATTATAAGATGTTTAGGTATAAGATGTTTAGGTGTTTAAGGTGTTTAGGTACTGTAAGGTGTTTAGGTGACGCTTTTAGGTGACCGCATGATCAAACAATAAATACTCATATGAAGATCACAGAAATTATCCTAGTGCCATCAAAATCACAAGATACTACATCTTGTGGCACTACATCTAGTATCACACCGGCCGAGTCGGCACAGGATATAGTATCGCAAGATATTGTGGAAAAAAATAGGTTGACCACAATGGATGAACATGACGACCATTCAGCCATTGCAGAAGGCGTGAGTCAAATTTTGAGAAGAAATCCTAAAAAAGGATTGAGCAAGGGATTTAGATGTACCACCGGACCGAGAAAAGGTCGTATCGTGGCCAAACCGGCAACCTGTTTCGCGAAAAGAGATCCTGTCAAGGGTGCAAAGATCAAAAAGAAAAGACAGATGAAGGCAAGACAGGCAGGAAAGAAAATGGCCATTACCAAACGATCAAGACCGTCATCAAGAAGATTGAAGACAATTCAGACAAAAAAGAAATCATCGACTCTACCATCATTTGGAGCAATTTCATCTAGAAAGCCGTTGCAAAGATCAGGTGGCAAAAGAGCGAAATCTAAAATAGTCAAACCTAAAAAGTAGTTCTCCTACATATAGTACCATAGAAAATTTCCAATACAAGATATAGTGCCGTTCAAAGGCGTTGTAAGTCATTGATATCATTAGACTTTTTTGCCTACATTATATATAGGCCAAATTTGACCCAGGTTGACGCTTACCAAATCCATGCTATGCTCTATTATGAATCAAGGAGTTGATATGTATAAAGAAAAAGCAAGAAAGAAAAAAGATGTAAATCCTTTCATGATTAAAAAAGGATTTTA